TGAGAACGGTTCCCATTAAGCCGCGACACGCCGGGCGGTGTTGACGTGTGGCGTAACGTGTGCTATGTGGTGTGGTGCGTGTGGAAAACGGAACGCGAAAGAATCGGGACGAAAAATTTTCGGTTTGTTTGGGTGTGTTGTGTTTTTGTGTGGTATTATTGGGGGGTGTCGGTTTCGAGCGAAAGGAAAATGAAATGATGGTTAGCTATAGTTTCATGAATTATAATTGTTTGCTGCGTCGGATTAGTAGGGGTGCTAGTACATGTGATTTTGTGTGTTGTTATCTTAGTGCTGGTGTGTTGTGTGCATGTCCTATTGATTCTGTGGTGTTTGATTATTTTGGTGACCCTTTGGTTTTTCTTGGCTATAGTCGTAAAGGCGTGATATGAGTAAGATTAGTTATAGTAAGGTCGGTTATACCGGTTTTATTGCTGGTGTTTTGTGCAAGGGTGTTCGACGTGATAATAGACCGTCTGTGGCTGTATCTAGGGGTGATAAGTCGGATTGCGCGGGGTTGTTTGATTTTGTGATGTCGCATTATGCCGATGAGGTGATTAGGATGCGAAGGGGTGATGTTTGATGTGATATAGTGTTGTTTGGCCTATTAGCTCAGTTGGTTAGAGCGGCATTCTTATAAAATGTGTGTGCCGGGTTCGATTCCCGGATAGGCCACGGTGTGTGTGAATTGTTATCTTAGTGTATATTAGGTCATGGCATGTCATTTGATGTGCCGTGACCTTTTTTTTTTTTAGTGAGGTGTTTCATGGATGTTAGTCAGATTGCGACAGTGATTGGTAGTGTTGGTTTTCCGATTGTTGCGTGTTGCGGAATGGCGTGGTTTATCGCCACGACTTTCAGTGATTTTAACGACTTGATGACGAAGAACAATGTGCTGACTGAGGAACTTATTGGATTGTTGCGAAAGGAATCCGACGATGATAATACGAACGCTGCGTAACATAATTGCTTGTATCTGTGCGTCGTTATTGGTGTTTGCACCGGTTGCAAGCGCGGACATGCGCGGTGTGGACGTGAGCAATTGGCAATGCAATATAGATACCGGTGCGCTTGACGCTGATTTCATTGTGTCGGGTGCTACGTGGGGTGTTGGCGGTTTTACTAATACGTGTTTGACGAACGGTATTAATCAGGCCGCGAATTATCAACTTGACCGTGCGTCGTCCAGTGGTAAGAGCATTGGCGTGTACCATTATGCAATGGGCAATGACGCGCAACGTGAAGCCGATTTTTTCGTGAACAACGTTAGAGGCTATATCGGTCGTGCGGTGCTCGCGCTGGACTGGGAAAGCATGGATAATCCGCAATTCGGTAACGGCGCGTGGATTGATACGTGGGTACAGCGAGTCTATGAGCGCACGCATGTGTGGCCGGTGATATATCTACAGGCCAGTGCGTTGAATCAGCTTAGCGGATATGTGCGTGCACATTGCGGTGTGTGGGTTGCACAATACGCGTCCAATGCCGCTACCGGTTGGCAATCGCGCCCGTGGAATTACGGTGTGTACGGTGAAGCGATGCGGCAATATACGTCGAACGGGTATGTGAACGGCTATGCGGGTCGTCTTGATTTGAACTATTTTCGTGGTGAACGTTGGCAATGGGACGCATACGCGACGGGCGACCGCAAGGGTGGTGAACACACCGATAGCGCGGTTCCGTCTACGTCTTCGTCGTCTTCGTCGTCTTCGGTTGAAGACGTATCGCGGTGCGTGGTCGTGTCTTCGGGCGATACTCTTAGCGGTATCGCGGCACGCACCGGTTTGAATCCTTGGTCTGCATGGACTGGATATGCTTCGGGTAATCCGGGCGTGATTTATCCCGGTGAGACGGTGTGTTATGGCGGTGTGATTGGTGCGCAAACATCTGCTGCGCGGACGCACATCGTTGTCGCGGGTGAGTCCTTGTGGTCGATTTTCGGTGCCGATTGGAGCCGAGTCGCAACGCTTAACGGGCTTGCTAATCCGAGTTTGATTTATCCGGGTCAGAATCTCAGGTATTGAGAAAATTGTTGTTAAAACGGCGTGTCGCAATTGCGCACGCCGTTTTTTCTATGCTATAACATTCATGTCAGCAAAAAAAAAAGAGTTGACAAAATAACAACAAGAAAAAAAAAAGGAAACTATAATGAGGAAAATTAAAAAAACTCTACCGGTTAGCGAGATTACTTATTATGACCGCGATGGCGTGATGCAAACCGTTACCGTGAATAGCAATGTTCGTACCGTGGAACAGGGCGTTAAGGAACTCATGAAACGCGGTCTGTGCAACGTACTGATTGACGATATCAAGGTTCGCAAATACACGTATGCGATGGATGCAGAACAGTTCTTCGAGAACGCCGTTCTCGTCGACACCGACAACGAAAACGAAACCGAAGATGAAAACGAAACCGTTAACGACTGATACGAAAGGAAAACACAATGACTAACAACACTGAGAACGCCGAGAACACCGAAACCGAAACCGTGCGTGAAGACAATCGCCGTTTTATCTGCACCGTGGACAACACGACTTTCGAGGGCAAGCGTGCAATCGTCAACGCACGCAACAGCGCTAAGAGTCTGAACAACTACGGTGTAGGTAAGCGACTGGATGTGGTAGGCGCGTACACCGCGCCCGCCGTTCGAGTACAGACGGGTCAGCCTTGCACGAACGTGTATCTGTTCACGGCGGACGGCGACACCTATTTCAGTCAGTCCGAGGGTGTTAATCGCAGTATCTTGGATATTGTGGACATGTTTCCGGATATGAACGCTGAAAACGGTGGTATTCCGATGGTGGTCAATTCGACCGCGTTGGGTGGTGGCAAGTCCATCAAGTCGCTTCAGATTCTCTAACTGATAGAGAATGTGAAGTATCAGCCCGCGTGTAATGCGCGGGCTGCTTTTTTATCGTAGGAGATGTGCTTGTATGGCAAGGGCAAGGAAAGCAGCGGACGTGTTGACGGCTAAGCGCAAGAGGGTACGCCGCGCGATAAACACGATTCGTAAGAGCATTACAGAGGGAATGCCGGAAAGCGAACGACGTGCGCGAACGGTGTATGCGCAACGGCTTGAAACCGAACTGAAAAAAACATATGTCGGGCGCATCCGTGACAAGCAAATGCGCACCGAAGCGTATGCACGTGCGAATGAGATTGCCGACAAGCTCACCAAACAGGCCGCCACCGTGAGGGGCGGTGGTGGTAAGCGCGGCGAACAGCGACGTGCATTCAACATCTTTCGTCAGGAAATGCGTATAGCATCCAAGGGCTTACCGTCCGCGTTGGGCGACCTTGGCCGTGAGAAAATCAAGATTTTTTGGCGGTACACACAGAACGTTTGGCAACGCCCTGATGTACCGCCCGAAAAACGTTTAGATGCGGTCATGAAGGCGTATGGTGCAACGTCGCTAAGTGAGTTGTTCGACAGGATTATGGAACAAAACAAAAAAGCGCTGGAATACGCGCAGAACATGAAAATGCATATTGGGGAATTGGAAGATTACACTAACGTTGAGGGCGGTAGTCCGATATGGCTTATCGCGGTGACACCCGACGTGGTACGATGAAAGAGCGTAGGAATTTTCGGGTAGCCGCGATATTCGACACAGAAACAACGAACATTGGTAAGGGTGCCGAAACGCGTGCGTACCCGATACTGTACATATTCAATGACATGCGCGATACTTCGTTGGAGTCCTACAACCCTGATTCGGATGATGTGCGTTTTTACCGGCATACATCTGAAGCACTTGAGTACATTGGTGGTCTTATCGAATATGGTCGTGTGCATGATTATGTCCCGATAATCGTGGCCTATAATCTGATGTTCGATATGCAAACGCTTATGCTGGAATTGGCGCAATCGTACACGATTAACGTTAACGCACAGACTGCCACAAGCGTATATACGCTCGATTTATGCGTAGGCGAGAACGAAGACGTGGTGTGCCGTTTTTGGGATGCGTTCTATCTCGAAATGGGCGGTTTGCGTGCGATGGGCGAAACATGCGGCTTACCGAAGGCCGTGGGCGACTGGGATTACACGCTTATCCGCACGCCGGAAACGCCTTTGACCGTCGAAGAATGTTTTTATGCGCGGCGTGATGTACAGGTGATACCGCAATACTTGCAGTGGCTGCTACGCGCCAATTCGTGGCTGACCGCCGACATGCTAGGGTGCCGGGTGCTCACCAAGACTTCGCTTGTACGTCAGATGGCACGACGTGAAATCGGCGGTCGTCGCGTCACATTGCGCGACGGCAAAAAAATGACGTTGCAGCGTGCTTTTGAGACGACGTGTAACCAAGAGTTTCCGAAGAACTATGATTCGTATGCGCTTCGCAAGGCTTGTTTTCGTGGTGGGCTTACCTTCACCGCTGCGCGAACGGCGAGCGTCGTGGTGAATAACGTCGCGTCGCTCGATGTGACCTCAATGCACCACGCTTTTATCAATGGTCGTCGCTTGCCGGTGAAATTCGCGCCGACACCGGTGGAATTGCTGCAAATCGCGTGCGATAACATCGTTGCGACACCGCTTGCCGACGTGCTGGCGCATTACGACGACCCATTTCGGACGGGTGTTCACGTCGCCGTGCGGTTTGTTAATCTGAGATTACGCAAAGGTACGTGTTTCGACGCTTGGGGCATAGCGATTTGCCCGCGCTCGAAATTCGTGCGTACACTGCACGCAGACACCGATTACAGCAATAACGAACGTGCGAAGGCACAGGATAACAGTATTCGCGCACACGGATATGTGGACACCGCAATAAACCCAACATACGCGTTCGGTAAACTGTATAGGGCGGATGAATGCGTTTTGCATGTTAACGAGATTGAATTGTGGAATGTCGGGCAAGTGTACGCATATGACGAAATGCAAGTACTGTATGGCGAGAGCACCACTAAAACCATAATTCCGCCTGATTATGTAACTTTGCAATCCAACATGCTATTTGCGCGGAAAACCGACGTGAAAAACCTCATCAAGCGCTACACCGAGGGCGTGCCCTACGCGGGCGATGTTCCCGAATCGATACCGGATGGAATCGCACGCGACGCGAAGACAGGTGAATTAAGTATGAAATTTCTGCAATCCTATTATGGTTCCACCGTAAAAGGCCAATTCAACGGTATCTATGGCACACAGGCACAGGACGTGATGAAAGCGGATTATCGCGTGACGGAAGACGGCGAGTTGGAAGTGGACGGAACAACAGTATGCACGCCCGACAATTTCGCGGACAAACGACCGCGAACACCGCGCGTACTGTACACTTACGGTATGCGGATTGTCGCCGGTAGCCGTATGCACCTTATAATCGCCATGCTGCTTGTCTACGCGCGATTGGGTGATAGGGTGACTGTGACGGGCGGCGACACGGATAGCCTTAAGATTCGATGTGATTCGGACGTGAGCGATGCCGATTTGCTGGAAAGTCTGCAACCATTGCACGATGCCATCGAAACCGCGATTAACAGGACGATGCGACGTGTACGTGTCACCGCGCCGGATATGGCGAGTACGTTGGAGCATATCGGCAAATTCGAGGTTGAGGATTGCGGGGGTGCCACACGATATGTAAAACATATGGAACTGTGGAACAAAGCACGTGTGAGTCTCGATATTGCCGGGCGTGCGCATGTGACGTGCGCGGGATTGCCACGACCCGATGGCGCTTACACAATCGAGGAGTTTTTATGTGATTTGATGGCGAACGGTCACGATTTTGCAGAAGCCGCTAGAATGTCGCTCGGGTATGATGTGCTTGTGGACTACGCCATATGTCACACCTTGCAGCGTAACCGACCGCATGTGTGTGACAGATACGTTGGTGTCGTGACGGATTATTGTGGCGAGACGGTGCATGTGAACGCGCCCGAAGCGATTGGATTGTATCCGTCAGGACGCTGGTTGGGTGAATCCGACAAACAGGCAAATGAGGAAAACATTACGTATCTGTGGACTATGTATAATAGACGTGTGGAAACAACACCACGCGAACTTACATTAACGAACGGAACACCAAGGATTGTGAGCATAGATGGTGAACTACTATTATGACCGCCTCAGAACTCAGATATTGCCGCGTAACGCTGATGTGAATCTGATAATCGGCGCACGTGGCCTTGGTAAAACCTATGGTGTACGTCGGTATATGTTAGAGGATTATATTAAAAACGGTATCTGCTTTGTAGAAGTCACTCGGTACCGTGAAGAAAACAATGATGTCGCGGCAAATTATTTCGATAGGATAATAGAGGATGACATATTTCCCGAATGGGAATTTAGAGTGCATAATAAAGTCGCTGAAGCACGTCGCGCTGGTGATAATGAATGGAAGATATGCGGGTATTTCATCCCTCTATCATTGCAACAGCAAAAGAAAAAAAGCACTTATGTGCGAGTGCGTAATATCTGCATGGATGAAATTATTATTGACACCGACGACCGCTATCACCGATATTTGAAAAACGAATACGAGCAGCTGGCGAAGCTTGTTGATACCGTCACACGCGAACGCGCCGATGATACCGAACTGCGTAAGCCGCGAATCTTTTTGTTAGGGAATGCGTGCGACGCTTTCAACCCGTATTTTCAACATTACGATGTACCCTTAGAACCTGATTTCGGTTTGCAATGGCTTGATGGCAAGACGTGTCTTTTCGACTACATTCGAGATGACGTGTATGCCGAGCAGAAAACCAAGAACACTGTGGCGGGTCGAATGCTGAAGCACAACAGCGATATGACGGCTGGAAATCGATTCGAGCATCATAATACCGATTTTTTGAGCAAACCGCACGTACATGCGCGATTGTCGTATGTGTTCCGTTGGATGCGCATCGAATATGGTGTGAATGTCGATTTACATTGTGGCTACGTCTTTATCACCACAACATATGATAAGGCTACGCACGTGCCTTATTTTGCCGTTACGCGAGATGATAACCGTTTGAATTATCTTACCGCAACAGTTGCAAAGGATATTATCAAGAATCTTACTGCATATTATGCGCTTGGATATTTGCGATACGACACGGTGGAAACGCAACACGCTATATCCGAGATGCTGCGCGTGTTCGGTGTAAAATAGGCGCGGCGTACCAAGGCGAGGCGTTGTGGCGAAGATGATAAAACATATCGACGGCACCAACGGTTGACTCCGGCGACGATATGGCCGTGATTGGTAAACGAGCCGTCTAACGTCACGAATCGTGTCGCACGTATGCTAATATTGAGTCGTACCGGCGTATATCGTACCGGTACGACTCTTTTTTTTTTTCATATATGGAAGGATGAATAATGGACGACGAAACCACCGAGGAAAAGGACACCGCCGAACGCGACGACCTGACCCCCGACGAAGCGCACCGCGCGGGCGAGTTCGATGACCTTCGGGACATGCTCACGTCGATAACCGATAAACTCAACGACGTTATCGAACGTATCGATGGTATCTATGATAAGTTTGCCGATTCGGTGTCGCAGATGGTCGAAAACGGTGCCACCGTCCACGAAGACGATGTAGCGGATGCCATAGCCGATGCAGCCGCAGACGACCTTGAAAACTTGGATTACACACTCTGATAAGACAGATAGGAGAATTTTATTATGGCTGTAGACAATGCAACGATTTTGGATAAGGTACGCCTTAAGGGCACCGACGATTATCAGCAGCGCATACCGAGCGCCACGCAGACGGGCGTGGCGAACACCATGCGTTATCTTTTTGACCCGATGAACCGTCAGTATCTGAACGACTGCGTTTGGAGCATGGTTAACCGTATCGGGCTTACCGTGATGGCGCAGAATGAACCGTTTGAGAACCCGTTGGCCGTTTTCAAAAAGGAAAATCTCTATTGGGGTTCGACGGTACAGGAGATTGCTGTCAAGTGGATTAAGGCGCATGGCTACAAGGACGATGCGGAAACGCTTTTGAAGATGCATCGTCCCGAAGCCGCCGTGTGGTTCTACGAGATGAACCGACGCGACCAATACCCGATTTCTTGGACTGATGACGAACTTCGGCAGGCCTTCGTGGACGACTTCGGACTTAATCGTTTCGTCGCGCAGATTATGGAAACACCGCGCAACAGCGACAATTACGACGAAATGAATATTATGCTCGCTCTGATTAACCACTATGAGCAGAATCTTGGTTTCTACAAGGTGCATCTTGACGCGGCACCGACCGACGAAGCGTCGGCCAAGACTCTGCTCAAGGCGTTGCGTGCGACCGCTGGGCGTATGCGTTTTCCGAGCACGCAGTATAATGCACTGAACGTCACCGACATTCCGGCGTATGCTAATCCTCAGCAAATGGTGCTATTCATCGAACCCGAATATCTTGCGTCGCTTGACGTTGACGGGTTGTCGGCGGTGTTCCAGCTGGATAAGGCCGACGTGCCGTATCGCATCATTCAGGTGCCGACGCTTGGTATCCCCGGCGCGGTGGCACTGCTTGCATCCACCGACTGGTATCAGGTGCGGGATACGCAGTATGGCACCACGCAGTTCTACAACCCACAGACGCTTTCAAACACGCTGTATCTCAATCATTGGGGTATCTATGGTGTGTCGCCGTTCACGCCTTGTGCGCTGTTCACCACCGATGCCGGTACAAGTATCAATGTCGTCACGCAGACGGTGACGGGCTTCACGCTGACCCCGGCCACCGCCGTTGTCGCGGCGGGCGACGTGCTTCAGCTCACACCGAAGCTCACCGCAACCGTCACGCCCACCGGCACCAGCATCGAGGTAGCGCCGAATTCCGCGACCTACGATGTGACGGCACAGCACGCGGGTTCGGGTGGCAATGCCGGTGCGTCGTTCAAGCTGAACGTGAACACCTTCGTAGACGACCAATCACGATTGCACATTCAGCGCGACGGCCTTGTGAAGGGCGATGTTATCAAGGTGACGGGCACCGCGACATACGTCAACCCGAACGGCAAAACCACGGAACATCAGGCTGCTTGCACGTTCACCGTCGCATAGGCTGCGAAACGCGCATGTTAGAATCGGGGTACCGGAAAAAAACCGGCACCCCGATTTTGTATATGTGAAAGAGGTACATAAATGAAATTCCCGCACTTGGACGGCGCGACACCGTTCCCCGGTGCCGATGCGCACGTGTACGAGCAGTACGTCAATACCTACGATTATCACATGTGGACACCGAACACCAAGATAAAACTGTGTCGTGTGAAATGGCGCGACGACGGGCGCGACGCGGTGAAATTCAAGAACGACGCGATACGTAATGCTTGGTTCGACGCGCTGGACGGCGAAGCCGTGACGCTCACAAGCAGCATGTATATCGCACGCGCGGATAGCGACGGCGTGAAGATACCCGTACCCTACATGACCGCACAGCGTTACAATTATATTGTCGTGGACTTCAGCGCGGATATTATGCAATCCCCGTTACAACGGTCGGATTGTCAGACTCGTTATCACTATTTTGTCACACGTATTAGTGCCGACGCACCGAACACAACCACCGTCGTGCTGAAGCGCGACGTATGGACGGATTACATTAACACGACTTCGATAAACGGATTGCTTTTGATACGAGGACACGCACCGCTCACCGAAACGACACCACAAACACTGTTGAAGAATCCCCGTGCGAATTGCCGTGATTTTACATTGCCCGACGTCGATTATGGCAATGCGTCAACGAATATCAGGCAAAGTACGCCTGTCAACTTACAGAACGGCACAAGATACATCTGTTTAGCAACAACTTTTTCATCCGAGCAATTGCAGACCATGAGCGGCACGCGTGGCATGAATATCACGGATAGCGCACCGTCATACACCAATAATGACGGAACGGTTAACGATTTTGTATGGGGTGCCGGAAACGTCTCTACGTCAAACGTCACAGGCACGGGCACCGCTTATAATTCAGTTGATAATCTCACCGTAAGTAATGTAAACATGTATGCGCTCGAATCGTCCAAGATAACGAACGATTATTTCGACACGCTTTTTACATATTACCCACATATCGCGTCGCAGATTACAGCCGTTTTCGTCGCTACCGCGAACATGATGCGACTTGGCAACGCCATCAATGTAAACGGTGTCGAATGGCATACGGTCGGCGGTGCGCGAACAAAGATATCCAATATTGATTTAAATATGGATGATTTTGGGTATGCAACTGAATTCGCTCGAATAACAAGACTGTATCTTGCACCCTATGCGCACTTGGAAATTTCCGACAACGTTGGTAATAAAACCCGTGTGGAAATAGCCGATTGCGGTCGGCTCTCGGTGCAGTCGGTAACATCCCTCAGCTATCCGATATTGCGTCAAATCGCATGGCTTGACGGAATCGGTAGTGACGGTGAGACGTCTATCAACATTGACGGTATCAACGGGGTTAGCATCACCGCCGACGTGCCTAACGCGGACATGCTCAAAACGCTTATATCGCACGACATACCGACCTACGCCTTGCAGCGTCGCGCAATCGATGCACACCGCGCCGAGTCATACAATCTCTCGATTGCACAAGCACGAGAAAACGCCATCATATCCTACGAAAACGGCGCACGGTCGGCTAATGTGTCAGTGTCCAACACCGCTCGAAGCAACGCGAACAGCATTGCTAACACGAATCTGTCAAACGCGCTGAACACCACCATTACGGACAATTCCAACAATGCTTCAAACGAAATATACAAAAGCAATACGACACAACAAAATTTGCTACTCACCGCATCCAACAACAAAATCGATGAAATGAACGTGGCTAGTTTGGACTTGACGACGAACCTTGTGGATACGGAAATCACGGCAAGCGCAATCGGTACCGTCACCGCAGCGATAGGCGCGATAGGCACGGCGGCCACCGGCATAGCGGTGACGGCGGCGACGGGCGGCGCGGCGGCACCGATGGTTGCGGCTGGACTCGGCGCAGCCGGAAGCATTGGCTTGTCAGGCGCAAGCTTCGCCACGGGTGCATCTAAGACGACGGCGGAAGCCGCTTACAAACAGTCGTACAACGATGCCGCCGCATTCGCCGCGAAAAAATACAACGGTCAAGCCAACAGTGTTAGCATTGCCATGGCGGGTGTGCAGAACACCCAATCGACAACGCTTAACACCAACAACACGAACGCAAGCAACGCCACGAACAGCAGCATTACGTCTAACAATGCGAACACGTCGAACGCGAACGCATCAGCATCGCGCAATCAGACAGTCGAAAACGCTAAACGCAACATGGTGAACACACGCTCGAACGTCAACGCCACATGGCGCGACTTGCTCAATCATGCCGCGCAGCCGGTGGGGACGTATGGCGGTGACAACTTCAAACAGGCCACTAGGCTTGACACCATGACGGTCAAAATCGTCACCGAAGACAACGGCGCGATAGCGGCGGCGGGTGATTACATGCTGCGATATGGTATCGCAAGCAACAAACTATACAATAATCCGAATCTTACACCGTGCGCCCACTTTACTTATTGGCGGGCGGAAGATGTATGGCTGACCAACACCCTTGCCGGAAACGACGCGCTCGATGCAATCCGTGAACGATTGACCACGGGTGTTACAATTTGGAATGACCCCGAAGAAATAGGCGGAGACTATCTTACCGCCAACCTCAAGTAAAAGGAAAATCATGGGACGCAAACGAACGCACAAGCAGCCGCTCACCCGCGCGGGACTGGGCGAAAAAGGCTTGCCGGTGTGGCAACAGTCACAGCAAATCAACTCGCAAGCGTATTTCGTGGCATATTCACAAATGCTTAATATCGCCTTATCACGATTCAAATGGCTGAATCTACCGAAGACGTGCAACGCTTGGTTTCTTGAATACAATCTGCTGTACTACGGATATGCCACTATCGCATACCCGCATAGCAAACCGGGTGTGTTCTTCAGCACACAGGCCGTCGTCAACTCGAATTTCAACGTGTATTACCGTCCGAAAAAATGGACATCATACGGTATCAACGGATGGCATTTCGACGTGGACAACTCCAACGGCGTTTTCATCTATGACAATAAGGCACGTACACCATTGATACCAATGCTCGAATTTTTCGCGCACGAAATAGAGGACTTGTACATGACACGTCGCCAAAATCGATTCCACCAAAAAACACCGTTCATCCTTGAAGTTCCCGCCGGACAACAAACCGCCGGTGTCAACGTGGTAAAACAGATATCAGGCGGTGAAATGGCAATCATGGCAACCCCCGGTTTCACCGATTCCATGAAGGCGCAAGTGCTTAAAACAGGTGTCGAATATATCGGGATGGAATTACAGAACGACATACAGAACACATGGAACGCCTTCTACCAAGCGATGGGCATTAAGAATCTCCCAATGAAAATGGAACGCCAGACCGCCGACGAGATAAACGATTACGGCGAACCAACCGACCTTCGCGCATTGAGCGAACTTGAGGAACGTCGCGCAGCATGCGACGTGCTCAACACCCGTTTCGCAAAATACCTAGATAAACCCATAGAAGTCGTATGGAATCAGGACAATATCAGCAAAAACTACGCGTACATGACCAATATCAGGGAACAGGAGGAAACCGACGATGACACCATATGACACACTACCGGCATACGAACCGTGCGAAACAACCGACGATTTTCACGCCGTCACCACAATAACATTGGGTGAACTGCTCACCAAAGGCGGTGTGGACTGGACACAGCCGCAATGGTCATGGCGCGACGACGCATACAATGATGCGCAATATGCGCGTTGTTGCCGCAAGATAGAAAACCGTTTCTACGACCGCGAACTAGGAGTGATGCCGCCGAGCAGATGGCGAAGGCACCTCATGCGGCTAATCAGCGAGTTCATGCCGATACTGAAACCGCTCTACCAGCTTGCGGACGGCAACCCCGGCATGTTCCTTGCGGATGCCGACACATGGCACAAGATGCGCACAGTGTTCTCGGACTTTCCGGCAACGCAGCTACAAAGCGGTCAGGATTATGCAAGCAACGCAACCGATGCACAATACGAAACCATCACCAACGGCAATTTCATAGACAAGATAAAGGCGATACGCCAAGGCGACTACGTGGATATCGACGTGCTACTATTGGAGCACCTAGAGGAATGCTTCAGCCCGCTATGGACGGTGAACATAAACAACTATTAGGAGGTAAAACATGTTCCCACTTCCCTTATACAGCGTATGGCCTTATACTCCAGCCATACCCGCGTTCTATTGGAACGCAAAAAGCACAGAGGAGATAATCAAATATCTTGCATGTGAATATGACCACATCACCGCGTATTTCGATGAACTCACCAACGCAATCAACAATCTGAGCACGGACGTGCAGACATTTGAAAACGACATAGAGAACCGCGTTAGCGCGATGGAACAATCACTGGCGACACTGATTGACAACTTGGAACACGTAGGCGATAAAATGATAATATACGACCCGACAAAAGGCGCTTACGTGGACTCCAAAATCGCAATGCGCGACATGTACCGCGAACTTTCGGTGTTCGGCGCACGTGTGAATCAAATCGCGGACAAAAGCGTGGACGATATGGCAAAACACCGAACAGACGAAACCGCAGCAGTCGGCAACCTCACCATTTTCAACGACGCTACGCCGCGTGTCACCGACCCGAAAACCGGTAATCCGTATACGCCAATACAATGACGAAAAGGTCAACATATGGACAACACACCATACAACAAAATACCGTTATATGACGCAGGCACGGTAGCGGACTTGCGCGACGAATACAATCGCGCCATGCAAATCATCGATAAAAAACTACACCAACTCGACGTGCAGATTCAAATTCACCACCCGGAAGGCAACTAACATGGTATCCACGACCGATAATTTCAATCTCGATTTATACGACTCGGGCGACCCGGCAAACCTAAACGACCAGTATAACGCAGCAATGCATACCATAGACAGTACGTTGCTCACAATCAACACGAACGCAAGCAACGCACTGCAAAAGACGACCGAGTTAAAAACAAGCTTGGACACCGTGAGTGCGCAAGCCACCGCCGCGACCGATAACCTAACCGCACTCGGTATCACCGACACCACCACCGCCGCAACATCTAAAACCGCATGGGATGAAGCCGCGTCACGCGCCGAAAACAACAACAATCTGCTATCCGCGCTCGGTGTCAAAACCACCGACGATGCGACCGAACTCAAAACCACAATAGCGACCACAGAAAGCAAAGCAGACCGCAACGCGCGAATCATCACACAATCAACCGGCTTCAACAATAACATTGTCGTAATTGGTGATAGCTGGGTGGATGGCTACTACAGTGGCGCAAAACACAAAGACGACTCACCGGCGAATGCCATCTATGACATACTGCGCCCGACCACCAAGCAGACACTGGGTACAAGCGCGGGCGGTTTCTACGCAAGCGGTGACGATGGTACATTCCTAGGCCGATGGAATGCCGTCACCGACAAGCAGCATGTAGACAGGGTTATCATAATCGGCGGTCAAAACGATGCTACGGTGATGCTCAATAACAATGTGCCGTTATCATCCATTGACAACAGTATAAACACGTTGCTTAACACAATCCGCACCGAAGCACCGAACGCAATCATCGATATATTCCCCATGTGTCTCGCAATCGGCGCATCGATGAACCGTCAAAACGCAAAATGGTCTGTGGCACCGGATTACCGTCAACAGGTCTATAATCTGTTCGCCACAAAACGCAATATCCCAAACGTGGTAATCCACGAAGGCGCATACCGCGCGGGCGTGTGGGCAAGCCTCGCAAGCGACGGCGGCGATGGCAACGACGGTGCGCACCTCTCAAAAGGCGGATATTCCGTAGTCGGCCACGCCATGGGAAACTGTATTCTGCATGGTACAACGTTCTTTCCGACGCAAAGCGGATACCCAAATAATTCGCAAATCAACGGCACGTGGAATAACGTGTCAATCTTCGAGACTAATGGTGTACTGTCAATCCAATACAACATTAAATGTACCGGTACACAGAAAAACGGTGATAGAATATTTCAAATCGCCAAACAATTCAGCGTAGGCGAATCGATATTCTACCGGGATTACAGCGATAAATATTTCGTGGCAATCGACGGTAACACCCTATCACTCCAAGGCGTAAACAACATACAAGCCAATGACATAATCGCCGGTGGCATACGACTGCTAGCGGGCTTCTAACACAAAAAAAAAAAAACCGGTTGGCGATAACACCAACCGGTTTTTTTTTAATTTGTATCAAGCGTTTTCATCAATCGAAACGACATACCGACGACACGGGCGACCTTTATAAGACAAATGCTGTGCAGTCAACTTAATCTCATATGTATCAGTCAACATGAGCTCAATAGCCGTAGATAGAGCCGATTCAAAAGTAAGAACTCTATCATCCACAGTACCATTATCGGCGATGGTACCCGTATATACGCCATCAATACAAACCATATATGCATTATCAGGCGCATTTTCAACAACATATGCATCGTAATCAACCATTTTACTATTTCCTTTTCGCTCGAAACCGACACCCCAATAATACCACACAAAAACACAACACACCCAAACAAACCGAAAATTTTTCGTCCCGATTCTTTCGC